GCAGAAAGTTCCGTCTTTTCAACAAATCCGGAAACATCCGGGATATCACCTTTCTGTGCGTAATTTCCAAGAGTCCCTGTCAAACCGGATTGCGTGACATAGGTACCCGATACCGCCGAAACCAATTTCGCCTGTCCTGTTGACGTGTTGATGTAGGATTCAATACCGGCTGACAAATCACTCTTTGCCACATAATTTCCGAGAGCATCCGTCTTCACGAACGTCCCCGTCAGCTTGTTCACGATCTTCGCGGTACCGGCTTCCGTATCGATGTACGCACCGATTTCCGCCGAAAGTTCCGTCTTTTCAACATATCCGGACAATTTGTCGGCCGTGACATAGGTGCCGGACAGGGACGCAACAATGGAAGCCTGACCGGTCTCGCTGTCAAGATATTTATTTACTTCAGCGGAAATTTCGGACTTCTTCGTATATTCAGATAAAGAAGCGGCTGTTTCCGTCGCGGTTTTCTTTGCTGTTTCGGCATCTTTGGATGCGGCATCTGCTCTGTCCTGCGTTTTCTGAAGACTGTCCAGAATATCCGGAACATAATCTCCCACTTCGATTTCAACTTCATGGGTGTTGTACGGATTGTATTCAATCGCGGTGATGCGGGTCTGCACATCAATATCCAGAGGTGTGAACCGGATATGTACGTTATCCCCGCAGGAAAGGATGGTTTTCCGTCCGAGCTGGACATTATACGCCATTGTACCGTTCAGCACATCGCGGCTGTAGGACACATCGGTCACGTTATCGGTTCCCAGCAGTTCGATATAGTCCGTACTGCCCCGATGCCCCCGAAGATTCACCGTATATCCGGAATATTCGATTTCACCGCCGATGATCGCGGCCACGGAAAGAAGAATTGCCTTCCGTGTTCCTCCGATCAGGCGGATATTCACCGTTCCGGAAAGTTCCACCGTTCCCGCGCTCAGCGGGGTACCGTTCAGTACCGCTTTCAGCGCACCCGCTGCGCTTCCGCTGTAAACGAATTCTTCCAGCTCATACGCCTCATCGTTCAGACAATAGGAAACGTGCTCGCATTCCGCAGCGCACGTCGGACTCCATCCTTCCCTGTCCTTCTGATAGCTCACAACATTGAAATACTGTTCGCCGTACTGAACAACGGTATTGTCATGAATATAGGGAGTATCGTTCTCGGTCAGAGTGAAGCTCAGTGTGAATTCACTGTCCAGCCCTTCCCGTATCCGGGCCGTAATAAGAGCGTCTACCGGACGGCTTACACCATCGTTTATCAGGTGGATTTTCATTCGGCACTCACCCCCACTACCCTTGCACGGTTCATCTTTGTATTGTACTGTACGCGGGAAACCACTTTGGTCAGCTTCTGCCCACCGATAGAAATCGGAGTGACAAGTTCAAAGTAACGGTCACCGTTATCACCGAAGGTCTGGTTGTATGCCGCATTCACTTTCGTATCAAAACTCGTCGGCAGAGCCTTCTGCATATCCTTCGTCACACTTTTCATCCGGTCAGTAAACCCCAGACCGACGCCTTCCGCGAGCATTTCGCCGATTTCGTCATGGAACAGCGTGGACGGTGAATGGATTCCGAAGAAATCCTTGATGTTATCTACCACACCGTCAAAGAAACCGGAAATCTTATCTTTCAGCCACGTTCCCATGTCCTTGATCCCCTGCCACAGACCTTTGATCAGTTCGCCGCCGGCGGACACAATGTCCGGCACGCGATCAATGATCGCGGATACGATGGACGTAATGATTTTCGGAATCGCTTTCACGATTTCCGTTATAATTTCGGGAAGTGCGTCAATCAGCGCGAGGAACAGTTCAAATCCGGCTTCCATGATCTGCGGAGCCGCCCCGATCAGAGCATTAATCACCGCATCAATGATTTCCGGAAGTACCGCGATGATCCCGTCGATGATCTCCGGCAGTGCGCCCACGACCGCCGTGAACAGCTCCAGTCCGACAGCGATCAGCTCCGGAACAGAACCGGTGAGAAACTCAACAACGGAAGCGATCAGCTCCGGCAGAGCTTCAATAATCACCGGAATTGCCGCCAGAACGCCTTCCGCAAGTGCCGTCACCATTTCAAGCCCCGCGGTCAGAAGTTCCGGCAGGTTGTCAATGATCGTCTGAACAATATTCAGCAGAATTTCGACCACTGCGGGAACCATCTCCGGAAGCGATTCCGTCAGACCGGACGCCAGTGTCATGATAATCTGATGCGCCGCTTCGATCAGCTGCGGAAGTGCGTCCATGAGCGCACCGGCAACGGTCGCCACCGCCTCTACCGCCGCCGGGACAAGTTCCGGCAGAAGTCCTACAAGGGTGTCCAGTACCTGCGTGAACAGCGTCGTGACCGTCTCAAGCAGCGTCGGGAGCAGCTCTGCGACCGCCGGAAGAATCGCGCCGACCGCCGTCGGCAGTGCCGCCACAATATTGTCAACAATCGGGACGATGTTGTCCACCACGGACTGGAACGCATCCACAAGGTTCTCCGTGAGGTTCTGCATATCCGCATCGGAATTTCCGAGACCCGCCACAAAGGAATCCAGTGCCGCCTGCATCAGACCGATGGAACCGGAAACCGTCTGCGTCGATTCCTTCGCAAAGTTTCCGGCATACTGTTCGGTACTCTCGAAGAACATCTGCATCGCAACTTCGGCTTTTTCTGCGTTCGATGCGGTCGCCCACACGAAATCCAGCCCCTTTGCGGCGGCATACGCTTCGATTGTTGTCGCGTTCATCGCCACGCCGAGGTTGTCCATCATCGTAAAGTTGCCCTTGGCGGCACCGGCAACGGATTCCAGCGCGACCTGCATATCGATGCCCATGACGGACGCCATATCCGCCGCCCGCTGCATCGCTTTTTCGGTCAGTTCCAGACTTTTCTGCTGTTCCACGCCGGAACCCTGGAACAGTGCGCCCATTTTGTTCGCCGTCGCAAGGTACTCGCTCTGGGAAACACCCAGATTCTTATAAGCGTCCTCCCCTGCTTTCTGGATCGCGGCGGCATATTCGCCGAACACCGCTTCAGAACCGCCGAGGTTCTGTTCCAGTTCCCCGAAGGCTTCGACCACTTCCTGCCCGAGTTTATTGCCGCCGTTCCCGCAGCAGCCGCCACCGTTCCGAGCGCGGCACCTGCGGTTTTCATGATGCCTCCGAGCTTTTCAAACCGTCCTTCGGCGCGCTCGGCGGTGTCGGAAAAGTCGGAAAGTGCGTCTTCCGCCGTCTTCAGCTTTCCTTCCGCGTTCGCCACTTCCCGCTGGAACAGGCGGTATTCCTCCGAACCTTTTTCGATCTCGCCGGACGCCACCATTCTGTTGAACTGCTCCTGCGCCGAACGCACGGTATCCACGCGCTTCGCGGCGGTCTCCGCCTGTTTTGCGAGAAGTTCCTGCTTCTGGGCAAGCATCTCCACATTGGAAGGGTCCAGTTTCAGTGCGTTTTCCACCGCCTTCAGCTCACGGGCAAGACCGGCGGATTCTTTGTTGATCTCCTTCAGCGCGGCATCCAGACCCGTTGTATCACCGCCGATCTCGACGGTGATCCCCTTTACTTTATCATTCGCCATCACGTTCCTCCTCTCTTCCGAATTTTTTGCGCAGTGCCTTCCGGTCCGGCTCGGTCTGTGTCAGGATCCATGCGTTGTTCAGATAGTCCCGTCCGCTCTTCGTCTGGGACAGGCTGTGAATGACCGCATCCCGCAGCAGGATACGGTAATCATAATAACAAATGGCTCCGACATCAAAAATAGATAGATTGCAGTAATCCGCCACCCACTTGTCGGCACGCGTTTCGACGTCAAATTTGACCGTATCCCCCTCGTCGTCGGGATAATACGGTATCGTCAGTTTGGGTTCTGATCCACCTCGGAACGGAGGAAGGCGTTGTATTTCTTCATGAAATCCACCAGTGCCGTCATGGGGATCATCGAGATATCGCTGACGGAAACCGGAATTTCCTCACGGTTGGCGGAAAGAATCTCCGCACACATCCCGTAAATGCCTTCCACTGTGCGTTCCACGTGCTGGATTTTGTCAACAAGCCCCTTCGCGGCGGGGATCAGATGAAGCGTTCTTCCGTCCGGAAGCTCCACGGGAAGCTCGGGACAGGCATAGGTTTTAAAGCTGAACATAAATTACCTCCGAAAATAATAAAAACAAAAAGCGGCAGTGTGTGCTGCCGCTCGGATATCACGCCGCTACGATCTCTTCTTCGTACAGGATCAGCGTGCCTTCTTCGTCGTGCGGCATTGCGCGGAAGTCTGCATTGATCACCGTTTCGGTATCTTTTGCGAACTGGATCGCAAATCCCGCTTCGTTTTTGCCGACAACGGTCACGCGGATATTGCCGTTTTCCTTGTCCTCATGCTTGAAGCGGATGAGATAGTTCTTGCCGTCGTCCACACCGCCGCCGATCTTGACAGTCCGTTTGCCGTCCTTCTCGGTGACGCGGGCGGTCGCACAGAGCTTCTTCAGCGTATTGCCGTTCCACGTCATCACGCCGGACTTGAGATGCGCTTCCTCATCCGTGGTGATGGTCTTGGACTTGCGGCCCATGTCGTCGATTGCCGTATATTTGGTCGGCGTATACTCAACGGTTGCGCCGCCCTTGATGTAACCGAGAATGTTGCTCTCCGTCTCGATCACGGAATCTTCCGGAATACCGGTTCCGGAATTGAATTCCAGACAGTACAGATACCCGGAACCGAGGACGATTTTTTCAGCCGATGTTGCCATACTTTAGTTTTCCTTTCCCGATTGCCGTGAAGGTGAACGTGATCTCGAACACATCCTCCGCGTAATCGTATTCTTCATGTTTGTGAATCTCATATTCCGGAAACAGAGCTTCGATTTCCGCTTCCAGTACCGGCGATTTTTCCGCCGTGAGCAGCTCGATCACCCCCTCCGAAGAACGGGTATAGACCCGCCCGCTGTCGTCCGGCGTGATCGTCTCGTCGCTGATGTACCACGTCAGATAGGGAGCCGAAGGATTGCGCAGGTGCCGGTACCCGACCGACTCCGGCGAAATTCCTTCCAGCATCCCCAGACGTTCCTTCATGAGGTCAAACAGCATTTCCGGCCTCCTCTGCCGCTTTTCTGATCCGTTCCGGGAGAGTTTCCCGCGCATACGCCGCACCGTGTTTGATGTGCGGATAGGCACGGGTTCTGCCGTGAACGCGCCCGTTCCGGTCGACGACACGGTGACCGTTTTCCAGCAGATGGG